CCATAGAGGACAAAGAAAAGGACACAGATGATCAGGCGGGCCTCCATATACTAAAGCTATGTCAATTTGCTAGGGCGGATTGGCTTGCCGAGGCCAATCACGGACTAAGGAAAGACTTTGAAGATAGGGTCTTATTGTTTCCATTTTTTGATTCTGCGAGCTTGGGTCTCTCTCTGGAGCATGACAAGGCTTCTGGCAGAAAGTATGATACTCTTGAGGATTGTGTTATGGAAATAGAGGAACTTAAAGATGAGCTATCCATGATAGTTATGACCCAAACATCGACGGGTCGGGAAAGGTGGGATACCCCCGAAGTAAAGACGGGAACTGGCAGAAAAAACAGATTGAGAAAAGATCGTTACTCTTCGTTGCTAATGGCAAATATATCTGCGAGAGTTTTGGCGGTAGAGAAAAGTGCGGTGGAGTATGGCACGATTGGGGGATTTGCTCGTCCGGATTCGTCCGAGAAATTTAACAATGAAAAACTGTATCATGGTCCCAACTGGTTTTCGGAAAAGATACAGGATGTTTATTAATTTGTGTATAGTATGATTAGTGATACTATCGTTAATACTATTGATTGGAGAATAATATAAATGTCTGATCCATCTCTATATAGGACATGGGAAAGCGACTCTCAAAAACAACAGGCATATGCCGAAACAGCAGATACATTGGATGCCTATGATGGTATACAAAAAGCCGCTGCCTATGGTAGAAGATCTAGCTTCATAGATATTGAAACCAATAGATCTGTGCGTACCAGTTTTTTGCGGCAGGATTATGATAACTTTAGGCCGGGAGAATCTGTTTCCTCCCAACAAAAAAAGGCCATGAAGCAGTGTATGCAGGCATACGACAAAGTGGGCATTGTTCGCAATGTTATTGATTTAATGGGTGACTTTGCCTCGCAGGGGCTGGTATTAGTGCATCCCAATAGAACGATTGAAAAATTTTACAGAAAATGGTTTACCCAGATTGGTGGCATGGATAGGTCAGAAAGATTTTTAAACTATCTGTATCGTTGTGGTAATGTGGTGGTTAAAAGGCGAACGGCCAAGCTCAACAAACAACGGGAAAAAGAACTAAAGAGAGCTGGCGGGGCAGATATCAAAATAGCGGACCTCAAGGTTAAGAACAGGGAAATACCTTGGATGTACGATTTCCTCAATCCCTTGGCTGTTGATGTTAGGGACGGGTCACAGGTGCTTGGTAAGCCAGAATATGTTCTCAATATATCTAAATATACATATGAGTCGTTAATAAAAAGTACCGACAACAATAAGCAAATATTTAAATCGCTTCCTAGTGATTTGCAAAAAAGACTGCACAATGGTGACAGAACCATACCTTTAGATCCTGATCAAGTTGGTTTTTACCACTATAAAAAAGACGACTGGCTGATGTGGGCTAGTCCCATGATATATGCTATATTGGACGATATCATGATGCTAGAGAAGATGAAGCTAGCAGATCTGGCGGCCCTCGATGGCGCTATTTCCAATGTGAGATTGTGGACCGTGGGCGATCTGAACCATAAGATCATTCCCACGAAAGCGGCTATCAACAAACTGCGCGACATATTGGCTAGCAATGTTGGTGGCGGCACAATGGATTTGGTTTGGGGGCCAGAGCTTAAGTTTACAGAAAGTCAATCGCAGGTATACAGATTCTTGGGGTCTGAAAAATATCAGCCCGTATTAACTAGTATCTATGCTGGTCTTGGGATACCCCCCACCCTGACGGGCGCTAGTACAGGTGGTGGTTATACCAATAACTATGTGTCGCTTAAGACGTTAATTGAAAGGCTGGAATATGGACGACAAATTTTGGCTCAGTTTTGGCGCCATGAGATAGAACTCGTGAGAAAGGCCATGGGTTTTCGTCTTCCGGCGGAGATTCACTTTGATTCTATTATACTATCCGATGAGGCCGCGCAAAAGCAGCTGCTTATCAATTTGGCTGATCGGGATATTATATCTAATGAAACCCTGCTTGAGAGATTTAGAGAAATGCCGGGAATCGAAAAGGTTAGAGTCAGGAGAGAGGGGCGAGACAGGGCCAATGATACGGTCATGCCCAAGAAAGCCAGTCCCTATCATAATCCCCATCATAAGGAGGATATGGCTAAAATCGCTCTCACCAAAGACGTGTTAGATACAAAAAAGTATTTGGAGAAGATGGATCTCCCAGTAGTTGTTAAAGAGAAAGAGGAGGCGCCACGGCCACCATCGGATGAAGGGGTTCGGGATAAGTATGAACCATCAGAGGTTCCGGGTCGTCCAAAATTAGCCAGAGACAAACAGAAGAGAAAAGAAAAGAGGGTTTTGCCCAGAAGTGGTGGAGATGTAACCACTACTACACTTTGGGCAATGGAATGTCAAACAAAGATATCAGATGTGGTTTCTCCCATAGCCTTGGCACACTTCAACAAGAAAAATGTTAGAAGTCTCAATAAATCTGAGGTTGATCAATTAGAACACCTAAAGCTGTGTATTCTTACGGGAATGACGCCGTTTATGGGGGTTAATGCGGAAATCATCAAACGGCTTTTGGACATGAATACTAAGCCTTCCGGAGAATTTGACTCCATTGCTTTGGCCAAGATTGAGTCCTTTAAGTTATCCAACACTAGGGGGCCCAACACTTCGGAAATGAAATATATTAACGCTTCCACATTTGCCGAGATGGCACATTTTACCCAATAAATCATCAAATTTAAAATTTTTGTGTATTATGACAACGGAGGCACTACATGAAAATATACGAATCTGAAGTTAAAGATGGTTTAGCTGAATCGTTATTAAAAAATAACACAATTGCGTGCTGCGCCGTGGCAGAAGCATATAGACCCAAACAGGATACGGTTAGTAAGTTGCAGAGAGTGCTTGCTGATAATGTCAAACGAGACGGTCTAGCCGTTGCTCAAAATGAAGACCAAATGGATTTATATTATCTCAAGTCCATATTGGTTAGCACGGGATGGAACAAAAATGATGACGTGTTTGATCCACAAGAACTTTGGGCGGCTAGAAATACTCCCGAAGACAAACCGTTTAACTTCATGCATAATGAAAAAGATATAATCGGTCACATTACCGGTAATAAAGTTGTTGACTTCAGTGGTGCTGAATTAGAAGACGTTGATGAAAATTTGCCCGGTCAATTCAATATTTTAACGACTGCCGTTATTTATACTGAGTGGAGTGATCCAGATCAGAAACAAAGGATGAGTAAGATCGTAGAGGAGATAGAAGACGGCAAATGGTTTGTTTCAATGGAGTGCTTGTTCCCTGATTTTGACTATGCCTTAGCAAAAGAAGATGGAACCACAAGTGTAATTCCTAGAAACGAAGCTTCTGCGTTTTTGACTAAACACTTAAGACCGTATGGTGGGAGTGGAAAATATCAAGACTATAGTGTTGGCAGGTTACTGAGAAACTTATCGTTCTCTGGTAAAGGCTTAGTTTCCAAGCCTGCAAATCCCCGTAGTATAATATTGGAAGGAAGTGAATTTTTCGATGAAACAAAATCACAAGTTTTAACAGTATCTTCAATCAAGGAGAATAGTATGTCTGATAATCATGAAAAACAGATCGTAGATCTGAAGGCTGAATTAGCTGAAGCTAAGTCATTCAATGATGCTCTCAAGGAAAGGGTAATCAGTGAACAGCGGGCGGAATTCGCCAGCAAAATCGAAGAGCTTGAATCTACGGTTGCTGAACAAGCCACCCAGATTAAAGAGCAGCTAGAAGCCAGTCAAGCGTTGGTGGAAGCGGCCGAAAAGCACGCTGAGGCTCTTGAGGCCAAGGATGCCGAGCTTAAAGAAAAGAACGAGGCGCTTGCCGTTATGGAGAAGAAGGAAACCATGTTGCAGCGTAAGGCTAAGCTTGAAGAAGCTGGCTTTGACGCAGAAGAAGCTATTGCAACTGTAGAAGAGTTCGAAGCGGTTGATGAGGACACTTTTGATCGTATTGTTGCGATCACGAAGAAAAGGGCCGTCATTAATCATGATAAACAGCCCGTAGAGGAATGTCAGGAAGAACCAGCTCAGGCTGAGCTTGAAGAGGAACAAGACGCAGCCGAAGCTAGCGAAGAAGTTCTTGAGTCGGCTGAAGAGTCACAAGAAGTAGCTATTGCAGAAGCGGTTGGATCTGATGATCCTGCTGAATCACTGCGATCAGTTGCTAGCGAGTGGCTCGGTTCCGTTCTACAGTACGCACCAAAAGAAGACAACTAAGTATTTTTTAACAAAGGAGATTCATAATGGCTCTTAAATCTGATAGAAGCACATTACAAACCGACATTTCGTTCTTTATGAACGAAGCGGCAACTAGGGGTGGTGTTGTAGCCCTTAGTACGGCTGGCTCGGGAGCATCAATGGACAATGGTGCCGCACTGGTCACCTATTCGGCTGATGCATCTGGTCAAGTTCCCGTAGGGATTTTGATCAACGACATGGTTAATATCGACCTGACGCGACAACATCTTAATCAGCATAAGGATGAAGTGCAAAAGGGCGGTAAGGTTACTCTTCTCCAAAAGGGATGGGTTGTTACTGATTTACTGGAAGGAACAGCTCCAAACGGTGGCGATGTGGCTTACTTAGCGCATAGCGGGTATCTTGCCTCATCTAATATCGTTGTCGATACCGATGATGCCGATGGTTCGACTAGAGTTGTTGGTCGTTTCTTGTCTGATATAGATGAAGACGGTTACGCTAAGGTGTACATCGACCTTCCTAACACCAATCTCTAAAAAATAAAATAGAAAAGGAGAAACTAATATGTCCATGAAAAAAAGACCAACACCCGAATTTATTGAGTTACTCAAGCAATCGGGTAGTTCTGATAAGATGGTTGAGGCTCTCGAAGCACCGATTAGAAAAGGTGTTTTGTTTGGCGATGTTGTTACCTCAATTTATGAGGCCATGCCCCTCGAACCCGGCGCCACTCCTGAGTTCCCATTGGATCTCTTGGCTCCCGGCACTGAGACGGATCACGTCGCCTACACGAATCCCGGCAATGGCCGCATTCCTGAGCGACACGTCGAAGGCGATTACGTTATGATTAATACTTACGGCATTTCCAGCTCGATTGATTTCTTGCTGAAATATGCTCGTGAAGCTAATTGGAACGTAGTTGCCCGTGCCATGCAAGTGCTTGAGTCTTCGTTTGTCAAAAAGATTAACGATGACGGATGGCACACATTGTTGGCCGCAGCTGTTGATCGTAATGTTTTGGTTTACGATGCTGATGCAGCCGCTGGTCAGTTTACTAAGCGTTTGATTTGATCAGTCTGATGAAGACTGTCATGCGCCGTAATGGTGGCGGCAACAGCGTTTCCGCTCCCGGTCGTCTGACCGATCTTTACTGTTCGCCTGAAGCCATTGAAGATATCCGCAACTGGGGTGTCGATCAGTTGGATGAAGTTTCTCGACGAGAAATCTATCAGTCCGGTGATGATGGTCCTGCACTCACCCGTATCTTCGGCGTGAATCTGCACGATGTCTTTGAGTTTGGCGATAATCAGGAGTATCAGACCTACTTCACCAGTGATCTCGGTGGTTCGTTGGCTACTGGTCATGCCGTTGAGCTTGTCATCGGTTTGGATCAGGGCGCAAACGACAGCTTTGTCATGCCCGTGAAAAAAGAAGTTGAAATCTATGAGGACGAAGGTCTTCATCGTCATCAGCGACAGGGGTACTATGGCTGGGCTGAAATCGGTTTTGGTGTTCTTGATAACCGTAGGGTGCTCGCTGGCTCGTTCTAGGGAGTTATTCACTTAGCACTTTTGATAAAGGTCGCCCTTTTTGGGGCGGCCTTTTTCTTTATATTAGGGTTTTTTGTGTATCTACTATCGGGAGAGAGTAATATGTCTTTTAGTGGTTCTGCCTTTGCTGAAACGTCTTTTACTGAAGATTCGGATATTGCGTCTGGGTCATTTGGTGGCGGTCCAGTTGTAATATATTTTAACAGTACTACGTTGACATTTACGTTGAGTATAAATAAGTTATCTGGCTTTGATTTAAAAATAAACAAACTAAATAATTCATCTCTCGATATAAACAAAATACTTGACTTTACCGCAAGGAGATAGTTATGGCTGAATTTTGTGTAACCATCGCTGATGGTGATGTAAATCGTGTAGTTGGGGCAATGTGTGCCAATTATGGTTATCAGGCAGAGATTCCAAATCCAAGCTTTGATCCAGAGTTGCCCGTTGATCCGAGCACAAATCCAGAAAATGTCCCCAATCCGGAAAGTGCTTTTCAGTTTGCCAACAGGATGGCGCGCGATTACCTCATGAATAATACCGTGGCATACGAACTGAGGAAAGAAAAGGAAGCGGTGCCCAAGCCTACTCCACCCGATATTACTGACCCATCGTAAGTAAATATTCGTGTTGATTCTAGATCTAAAGGGATGATGAGTTATGGCACTGATAGTAGCCAATAGAGTAAAAGAAAACACTTCTACTACGGGTGTGGGGGGCATTACCTTTACTGGTGGCCTCAACGGTTTTCAGCCATTTAGTGGAGTCATGACTAATGGTGACATCACTTATTACGTTATAGAAGAAAACGATAAGTGGGAGGTTGGTATTGGTACTTATGGTTCCAATAACATGACCCGCACTACAATTCTAACTAGTTCAAACGGCGGGAATGCTATTAGTTTGGGTGGAAGTGGTGTCGTGTCTCTTACTTACCCCGCCGAAAAGGCTGCCTATCTTAACGAAGACGACGAATTTGTTTTAGGGGCTGACGGGCTTCTATTTACGAATGGCACCGTATTCAAGGAAGCTAAACTTGTTGAGTTGACCGATGTTCTGCTCTCTGGCACTCCCACCAGTTCCACGATTATTGATTTTAACGTTACCGCCAAGGGTTTGTCTATTGGGGACAGAGTTGGGGCCGCTAATAGTAGTAGTGTGATTATAGGGTATGGGGCCGCCAGTGGCACCACGTCAGGATATTCTAACGTGGTAGTGGGTGCGGAGGCAGCGACCAATAATCAAACAGGTTTCAAAAATGTTCATGTGGGCAATTTATCTGGCCCCTCTGACACCAGTGCGGCGACCTTGGTTTACAACGCCGTATCTGTGGGATATCAGGCGGGATCAAAGATGCGACACAATACTACGGCTATTGGTTATTTGGCTGGGTATGACGCATACGAAATTGGCTTTGTGGCAATTGGCTCTGAGGCGGGATATGGTATTGGCGCCTATTCTGTTGCCGTTGGCAATCAGGCCCTGTATACGTATTCAGATGATTATGCAGT